CTTCATTCGTAATCCATGGAAGGTCTTGAGTTGTGCACTCGTGGGTGTGAAGTATTTCAATCAGGATGGCGCTCGCGCCAGGTTGTTGTACACCATCGGACTGTGTGAGTTAATTTTGAACCGTGGCGTCCCTGTTTTGCAGGATTTCGCCCTCGCGATTCTCAGGAATTGCACGACGGAGCGCACTCTCGATTTGCCCTTCGACGGCTCACTTATGACTCGTGTTAGACGTGAACTCCGTGCACTCAAACTTAAACATTTAGTGCGAATAGACCCTGAACCCATCACTGAAGTGGCCCGCAGTAGCTTTCATCGTGCTTATGGTGTTTCACCAGACAGGCAGGTCTATATGGAAGACTGGCTCAGGTCTTGGACTTTCGAGATTGAGGGTACGATTGAGTTGCCCGAGGAGTGGGACGTCCCGCAGTGGGACCACCGTCCAGCTGACACTCCCGAGCTCTACTACCCTTAAGGGAAATGACTCGTAAGAACAAAACCCAGGCCGTCGTGGTTACTCTGCCAAGTAACCCGAAACCTTCTGAGCCAAAGAAGAAAAAGAAGGCTAACAAACCCCGGATGCCTAATGCCGGGGTCACTAAGCTCGTCAAGCAAGTCTGTGCCATTACCGACCCCTTTTGCGAGGGAGCAGTCGGATCCAAATGGCCTGACGAATCAAATGCCAAGTCTCTCGCCGTCACCATCCGTGGAACACTTCCGCTTCAGACCACAGCCGCTGGTTTGGCTGCAGCGGTCTTCGTACCTGTTTGGGCGTACGGTTATCAGACTCATACCTCTTTTGCTGGTAACGTGGCAACTTTCGCTAACTTGTCTGCATTTGCGGGTACTTCCAGTTTCACCCCAGCGAACGCAAGACTCGTCAGTGGAGGTATTAAGATCACCGGAATCGGTGCGCCCCTTTCAGCGGCTGGAACACTTTCTATCTGCCATCTCAACTCGGATGACGTCACTGATCTCACTACTTTGGACATTATCGACCCAAATGCTCAACAGATTGATTATTA